CTGTCACGAGCGAGAAAGATGCCGGCTACTGGAATCTCACCACTTACGGCAAGCAGTTCATTCGGCTCGCCCGTATCTTTGGTGCCGGGGGCATCCAGCTATGAGCCAGCCCAAGCTCACCGTCACGTCTGACTTCACGGAAAAATTCAATGAGACGATCAAGCGTTTTAAGAGTGATGCCGTTTTGGTTGGCATTCCAAGCGATGATAATGAACGCGAGGATGAGGAGGGATCATTCGGGAATGCTGCGATTTTGGCCCTGAATCACTTTGGGAGCGAAGATGGCCACATCCCGCCACGACCCGTGCTTACGATCGGGATTCGGAAGGCTCAAGCCGACATTGCTGAGCAGTTCAAGAAATGCGCGCAAAACGTGCTGAGCAAGGGCATGGACGCACTCACAACGTACTATGAGCGTGCCGGGATCATCGCGGCCAATTCCGTTAAAAAAGTGATCAACGATCAGACGGATATCAAGAAACCAGCCGATAGCACACTTGCCGCGCGTAAGTACCTTACGGCGAGCGGCTTTAAGGGCACGAAAGCGCTCGTGGTGACGGGACAAATGAGAAACCATATTACCTCCGTGGTGAAATCCCTATGGGGCAGATAGACGTTTCCGACATCCTTGCGGACCCCGACATGGTGGACCCGATCGTGCTTATCCACCGCAAGACCACGGTGGATGAGTTTGGACAAAATCAGCTCACCGAAAGCGGTGTGCCTACTTACGGCTCGGTTCAACCCATCAGCGGGAAGACGCTTCAACGCCTACCTGATGAATTTCGCGTGGCCAATGTGATGAGCTTTTGGGTGCGCGGCAAGCTCGTATCGGATGGCAAGTGCCAATACCCTGACATCATTTCATTCAACGGCCAGAGATTCGCAGTCCAGACGATTTTCGACTGGACGAACTGGGGCGACGGTTGGTGTGAAGGCACTTGTGTGCGGGAGAAACCCGCTCTATGACCACGCCTAATAATAGTTCAACCGGCGGCTACTTACTCCCAGCCGTGCCCGCGCCGCCCCTCCCCGGCAGTCTCACGCTTGACCAATTCCTCCAGACGGTTTTTGTCGGCGTCTCGGGCATAGTCGATCCCACTTTAGTGCGCCCCCGCTGGCAGATTGATCCTCCTAAATCGCCTGATATCACGACGGACTGGATCGCGTTTGGAGTCACGGAAGATAACGCAATCGGCACCGCGTACAATAGCCTGGACGCGAATAATAACAACGTAGTCCAACGGATGGAAGACCTTGTGGTACAGGTTTCTTTCTACGGCCCGGATGCGCTCACGTTCGCGCAGGTTGTGCGCGACGGGCTTCAAATTGGCCAAAATCGCGAAGCACTTCAATCGGCCAAGATGGATTTCGTGGATTGCGGGCGGATCACTCGCGCGCCGGATATCGTCAATGAGCGCTGGCGGAATCGCTATGAGATGACCGTCAATTTTCGGAGAGAGATTTTGCGCGTGTACCCAATTCTGACTTTTGTCTCATTCACGGGCACGCTCTACACTTTGGGAAGCCACTTGAAAACGATTGCTCTAAACGCAGAATGATAGGAGACTTTAATTATGAGCGCAATTCCAATCGGACAAATAGCACAGCCCTCGGTGATTATTGCGAATGGCGGCACCACTAGCCCCGCAATCCCAACCGAAGGTGCGCCGCTTGTCGGCGTGATCTTCCCGGCCGCGCTCACGAGCACGACGATGACCTTCACCGTCTGCAACACTTTGAGTGGCACCTACGTCCCTCTCAAAAACTCCTCGGGCGCGGTGAGCTACACCGTTGCGGCCGGGGAGTATATGGCCATCAATGCTTCGGATTTTTACGGCGTTACGTTCTTTAAAATTGTCCTGGGTTCAGCCGAAGGTGCCGCGCGCACGCTGATCCTCTCACTGAAAGGATTCTAAGATGACTCTTGACGTATCACGCTTGATTAATGTGACGGTGAGTCTGACCCAGCCGGGGGCTCTTGGAAGAACTTTCAACACTCTGCTCATCCTCGGTGACTCAAACGTCATCAACGGACTACAGCGCGAAAGGTTTTATACGAGTCTGTCCGGTATCGCTTCGGACTTGGGTGTTAACGCGCCGGAATTCAAAGCGGCTGAGCTGTACTATGCTCAATCCCCCCAGCCTGTTAATTGCACGGTTGGCCGGTGGATTCGCACTTCGGCAGCGGCCATGCTACAAGGTCAACTCTTGTCAGCGGTGCAGGCGGCCCTTGGGAATTTCCTCACGATCACTTCGGGCGGATTCGATATCACGATTGATGGCACCGCGCACACGATCACGGGCTTGAATTTCTCAACTGCTACCAATCTGAACGCCGTTGCGTCGGACGTGACCACTGCCCTCTCGGGTGCTGGCACCTGCGTGTGGACAGGCTCGCAATTTGAAATCACGAGCGCGACAACCGGCGCGGGCGTGGATGCGACGGGCACGATCACCTTCGGAAGCAATCCTACCGCTACCGACACGGTGACGGTGAATGGCCTGTCCATCGAATTTGTCTCTTCTAGTCCGACTGGCAATGAGGTGTTGATTGGAACGTCGGCCGCGCTTACGGCCGTCAATCTGTGCACGTTCCTTTCCGCATCCAGCAACGCCGACCTGACTCCCATGACCTATTCAGTCGCTTCGGGCGTGGTCACTTGCACGGCCGTCACGCCGGGCACGGCGGGCAATGCTTACACCCTTGCGAAATCCAGCTCGGCGATCACGATTTCGGGCGGCACGCTTGCGGGCGGCACCAACCCGTCCAGCGTAGGCTATGCCACATCGCCGGCATCGGGCCAAGATGTCTCGACCCTGCTCGGCCTCACGGCGGCGGTTGCGCTTCCCTTGGTGCCTGGCTATGCGGCCGAAAGCGCCCTACAGGCCGTCGTCGCGCTTGATGCCCTGGACCCGAATTGGTATGGGCTCAAGTTCGCGTCTAGCGTGATGCCGACTCAGAGTGATGCGCTTGAAATCGCGCCCTTCATCGAAGCGGACGTGATCACCCGGCTGTATGGGATCACGACTCAAAACACCAATGTGCTGAGCAGCGTGGTCAACACCGATCTAGCCAGTGAGTTGCAGGCTTTGGGTTATGATCAGACGTTTATCACCTATTGCAGCACTAACCCCTACGCGGCGGCGAGCATATTTGGGCGGCTTTTCACGGTGAATCTGTCCGGCAACAATACGTTCCTCACTCTGATGTACAAGCAGATGCCGGGAGTTGCGGCGGAAAACTTGGACAATGAGCAAGCAACCGTACTTCAGGGCAAAAACTGCAATGTGTTTGTCGAGTACGACAATGACACGAGCATTATCGAGTATGGCATTTGTTGCGGAGGGGCCTACATTGATGAGACGTTCGGTGACAACGCCTTTCAAAATGCGATGCAGACGGCCGTCTACAATGCGAATTACACGACGGCAACCAAGGTCCCGCAAACGGACTCGGGCTCTAACACTTACTCGAATGCCATCAGCGGTGTTTGCCAGCAATTCGTTACCAATGGGTTTGGCGCTCCGGGCCAGTGGAACGCGGATGGATTCGGCTCGCTGCAAACCGGCCAGTTCTTGAAGCTCGGCTACTATATCTATGCCCCGCCGATTTCGAGCCAGAGCGAAACGGCTCGCCAGAATCGGCAGTCCGTTCCTTTCCAAGTGGCTTTCAAACTCGCTGGCGCAACCCAGACGGCGCAAATCAACGTCGCGGTTAACCAGTAACAGGAGACTTAAACCATGTCGGCTTATTCATTTCTCAATACGAGTTGCAAGATTGTCGGGCCGGGGATCGCGGCCGACCTGGGTGCCGGAGCGGGTGACGCTGATGAGGGCATCACGCTCAGCCCTACCACGGATAAAAACGTGATGCAGATTGGTGCGGATGGCGTAGGCCAGCACTCGCTCATCGCAGACGACTCGGGGCAAATCAAAATCAGGCTTTTGAAAACGTCACCCTACAACGCGGCTTTGATGATCGCTTACGATCTTCAATCCACGTCCAGCAACCTCTGGGGGATCAACAC